GCTTTCAATTCGTATGCATTAGCTACATTTGTAGATACATAAAATCTTAAGTCAGCTTTTCTTCTTACAATTGAATTAGGAGCCGCATTCAATACAGATTCCATAACTGTCAATACATTTGAAGTAGTAACAACACCATCATACAAGCCAGTGATTGCCGCATCATAGAACATTGGGAATAAGTATCCAGTGCACAAAGACAATAACTCATCCTCAGATGCTGTGTTACCTTGCCATCTCAACAACTCAATGTCTTGACCGATAACCATTGCCATCTCATTCCAATAGTATGACATAAAAGAAGGGACAGTGAAGTCACCATTTGATCCTTTAGTCATTTGTAATGCTAAGAATGATTGCTCTAAGTCAAATTGACAAAGCTCAGCCATTGCTGATAAAGAACATACGTCAATGTCAATAGCATCAAGTACATCTGTACTAGGAGAGAAAGCACAGTTATATGCTTGCAATACTTGACCAAAAACTACATTAGCTAATTTGGTTTTTGACTTTACACCAGGCAAAGTTCTAAAGTTGTTAGGAATGTCAGGAGAAGACAAATATGCCTTTGAATAGAACTCCTCTGGATTCGCAGCTAAAAGTGCGTTTGTTTCGATATCTAAATCGAATTTAAGGTTACGTGTCATTTTATTTTGATTTTGAAAATTTTACAAATTCTTTGAACTTTTCATGCGAGCTCAACGCTACTGGTGCTACTTCCTCTTCAGCATCAACTGCTATAGATTCCTCAATTTGATTTTTCAATCCAGCTATCATAGCAATAACTGAATTCATGTGCTCCTCTAATAAAGGGCGTACAATAGAGATAATAGCCTCAGCATCTAGTGCTGGGTCAACAGCCATAGCCACTGCTGTATCTGCCTCTGCATCCTCTTCTTCAGCTACTGGTGTTTCAGCCGCTACAGCTTCTTCTTCTTCAGCTACTGGGTCAGCAGTCATTTCGGTTGGTACATCTTTAATCTCAATAACCTCTCCGTCTTTTACAACATAGATCTTATCCTCAATTAGATGCTCTCCATCAGGTAATTTCATAGTATTTAATTTAATTTGTTCCGATAATTTCATCCCTAAGAAGCCTTCAATAGAGTAGCCAACCTGACCTGACTCTACAAGCTCGTCATAGTAAGCTCTATCTGTCACTTGACTTGTTAACATCAGTGTTCCCTTAGGAGCTTCAATGCCATAAGTAGTGAATGCCTTGTCAGTAGTTGGGTTGTCTACTATCCAAGCCTCTAAGATGTAAGCTGGGACTTTCTTAGTAGTGTCATGCTCTAAGTTAAAGATGTCTTTGTTCTGTAGATTCTGCATGAACTTAGAATGGATCTGCTCAATAACCTCAGCTGAGAATTGAACGTCATACTCTTCACCATCTTCATCTTTGCGATAGATATTCATTGGAATCATTGCTGGTGCAACAACTCGCATCTTAACATCATCCTTGAACGTCATTGCTACATGAGAATTGAAAGCCATACCTTTAACCTTTATTGCAGGCTTTGAAGTAAATGCAATCATTTCTATGCCTAAGTTCTCACCATCGGCGTATTCATCCTCAATTGTAATTTTATAGACTGGTCTATCCATGCCTATATTGTAAAAAGTATTATATTTGTTAAAAATTAAAATCTATGGTGAATATTTTAGGCATTGAAGTACCTAACCAACTGAACGAGTTGAGTGTACAGCAATTTGAAACAATTACAACAATCCATGCTGACACTGAGCTGGATGCAATTGACAAGTACTTGCAAGTGTTTGAATTCTTAGGAGTTCCTACAATCAAATGGGACGATGTTGAGATTGAAGAGTTCAAAGAAATAGTAAAATCTTTTAATGACTTGTCAGGAAAACCTGAGCTAGTGAGCACATTAGAATTGGATGGCTACACTTATGTAGCATTTGAGGACAAATTCAAGCTATCTGTAAAAGACACTAAGTCAATTGAAAAAATTATGAACTCCAAGCATAAAGGATATCTGTCAGAGTTGTTAGCTGTCCTATTCAAGCGTACTGACCTAACCAAAGTAGAGCACTACTCAGATGCTCACATTAAACTGAAAGCAAAGTTGATTAGAGAATTGAAAGCTGAGTTAGCAGTCCCTTACCTAGTAGAGATTGGTCAAAAGTTATCTAAACACATACCTAAGGATGCACCTACCGAAATCGTGGAGTGAGATTGATGTCCTACAGTTCAAAGAGATTAGAGAGCTGTACACAATCCCTGAGGTGTTCAATAGAGAGATAGAGATACTTGCCATACTAGCTGATGTCAGTTCTGAAGAGCTTGAAGACTTTGACATTGAAGAGGTGACTGCTATGATTAGTCAAATAAAGTTCGTTAACTCTGAGCCTTCTAAGCAATACAAGCATCAAATTGATGACTACCACATCAAGCCACTAGATAAGTTGACCATTGGTGAGTACATTGACCTTGAGTTTTACTTCTCAAAAGACTACAACCAACACATTGGTCACATTGCATCTATCTTTTATAGACAAAAGACTACCAATCAATGGGGTGTAACTGTATTTGAGCCTTATGACTTCTCACCTAGACAAAGATTTGAGCTCTTTGATGAGTATCCAATCAGTCATATCTATGGAATTATACCTGAGTTTATATCTTTTAGGGAGAACTTTATGAATACTTATGGCAATCTATTTCATGATGATAGTGAAAGTGATGACGAAGAGGATAAACCTACTACCTCTCAAGAGTCTAAGGACTTACAGCTCAAGAAAAGTGAAATGAAGTGGGGATGGGAGAGACTAATCTACTCCCTATGCAATGAAGACTTAACAAAATTTGAGGATGTCACCAACCTACCACTTATCATGACCTTCAATATGTTAGCTATGAAAAAAGAATTGAGTATTTAGAAATCTAGTGTGTCAAAGAACTCACCAAACAAAGGCTCAAAGTCATAAATCACAACTACCTTTTGACGGAGCAACCCCCCAAGTTCTAAGATAGGAAATTTCTTAGCTAAATTAGCCACGTATTGACCGTACATTTCATTGATAAGTCCCTCTTGCTCAAGTCTTTTATTGAATTTACGCACCAAGTCATACGGAGCTATCCATGTCGTACCATTGTTTAGGAATCCAAAATAGTAAGCGGCTATAATTTGAATGCGAAGGTTGCCCTCAGTACTCACTTTGGCATTGATACGCACTGACTCATAGAGTGTTCTAGTCTCAATAAGACCTTCATCTAAGATAAGTTTCTTAAGCACATTAGCAACCTTCCGTCTTGTAGGATAAAGGATGTTAAATTCACCAGTGTTTTTATATGCCATTAGATCATATCAATTATTACTTCATAACCTTGTTGTTCGTATGCTATCTTAGCATATTTGTGAGCTGTTTCAAGTGACTGAATTTCTCCTTCCTCAAGATTAGCTTTATAATTACCAATAGGCACATCAGTGTAAAGCATTTTACCTTCTTCAAATGTTGCTATGTTAGCGAATGTAGATACTTCACCTTCAATAGTAGTTCCTGAATAATCTCCTAAGAATCTAATTCTACCATAAACACTTGATAGTTCAATGTCAGTTCCTGAAATTGTAATCTTTTTTTCTTCTGTTGCTTTAATTAAAATTGCCATAATATTTTTTTTTGTAAAGATAATTATTTATGCTAAAAGTCCTTGGTTACGGAGTGCTTTTACAATTTGTTTCAATGTATACCCATCAAATGTATCTGTATCTGTTAAAGGAGTGCCAAGACCAGTTGCTAATGTAGATGCTCCTACTCCAGTTGTTTCTTGATATACTTTTACTATTGCTCCATTCTCTGTTCTAAAATGTGGTGCTGCGTTGCCAGCTGTGATGTCTGCTGAGTATTGTTTATACCCATTAACAATAGATGCTGCTGGTACTGTACCATTAGGAATGTAAATAACCCCTATATCATTTGTGTCTTCAGTAGGTGATTGTAATAGTAAATTAGACTGCGAAGTTATTGAAGCTTTTAAGGCAGTTGTTCCTCCTGAATTTAAATTAAATTCTAAACTGCTTTTTTGAGAAGCAGTTAAAGTTGTTCCTTTTGTTCTTGCAATTATTTGAGCAGCATCTCCTCCAAATGTTGTTCCTGCCCAAGTTGTTGAAAATCGGATACCACAACTTTCATTTGCAGGTGCAGATGCTCCTACTCCAATCCTCATAAAGTATCCGTTTGTTGCAGAATAAATATGCACCTTGTCTGATGGTGCTGAAGTACCAATACCTAAATGAGAATTAAGAGCTAGAACATTAAATTCTCCCGACCATGGGCTTAATTGCCACGCAATAGAACTACCATTTATTCCTATACCTCTTAAAGTTGGGGAAACAGGATTAAAATTAATTTGATAAGTATTAGATCCTCCAATAGTGAATAATCCATTTCCTGCAAGATTAAACAAATTAGCAGTATCAGCACTATTCCTAACTCTGAATGCTATATCAGTAGATAATGCACCTTGTGCTCTTACGTCAAGTCTTACTGTACTTGCTGGTGTTGCACCTACTCCAAGCCTTGAATTAGTATTATCCCAAAACAAAGATGCTGATTGTTGAACTACATCTCCACTCCCTTGAAAGAATACACGCCCAATAGTTCCTGATGTTACGGCAGTTGTTCCTACTGTTATACCTCCACCTAGACTTGTGCTACCATCAGCCATTAAGAATTGAGCAGACGTTCCACCAGTCTTAACTAATGTAGTAGCTTCAAGAGTACCAATAATTGTTGCAGCATTACCACTACCTGATGTCTTATTAACTTTAAGTCCTTCATTGTTGCCACCCTTAGTGATAAGTAGACCTATTCCAGCACCACTTGAATGAGTAGCTGTAAGAGTGTCTGTACTACCACTATGTGTGAATGTACCTTTAGCAGCATCTAAATGAAACGTGCCTAAGTCAACATTAGCAGTTGCTCCAGTGTAAGGTACAAATGCACCACCACTAGCCGCATCAATTATTTCTTGACCAGTGATTGACTTAGTGATGTAGCCAGTGCCACTAACTTCACTTATCTCTAATAAATCTGTAGCATCAAGGTTAGCTCCCTTAGGAGGCATTTGTGATATTTTTTGTCTACGATATGCCATAACTATATTGTCTTAAGAAGGTAAATTAGTTATAAGAGGTACTTGACAATCTGTCCAATTGCTGATGTCTACATCTAAGCTCATGACCCATCCAGCCGCATAGTCAAGTAGTTGATTGTTCAATGGAGTGAGTGATGGTGAGCCTACAATGTCAAAGCTGTAGTCATCACTAAAATTGAAATAGTTGATTAAATCTACTAGTATCTGATGACAGTCTGAGAGTATCACTGTGATGTTAGCTCTATCCTTCTGAATGATGTCTAAGCAATACACCTCTAAGCTGATAGTGTTCACATCCATTGTAGTAGATGCCACAATAGGAGTGATAAATATCAAAGGATACCTCTCATCTTTTGTGGCAAAGTTAGGTAACTGCTCATTGAAGTCACTACCTACTTTCTTGACTTGTAGATGGTCATTGTAGAATGCTTCAATGTGATTGATTAGTGCCTGATAGCTTGTCATAATTCTGCGTTTTGTTGGATTCTGTTAACTCTTTTCTGTACGTTTGTCATTTCAGTCTCACTCACTACAGCTGTGACTGTGATATTCTGTCCTTGTTGTTGTTGTTGACCCTCACCACCTACATTGTTAGCGTTGTTATTGCTACCGAATAAGTTAGGAGTAGCCATCTGACCAGTGCTAGATGCTAGATTCCCCCCACCTCCACCATCACTTGGACTTGGAGCACTACCACCACCTTGGAAAGTTGTTGATGATATTGTCGCTATAGATGCAACTGTTGCCGCTATAGATCCAGCTATTCTTATAGCTGATGCTACACCTAATGTGAAGTCAGGCACTGATAAGATAGCTAAGATAGCTTGAGCTCCATTCATTGCAGCCATTGCTAGTTGCATTTTTTTCTGTTGCTCAAATTGTTGCTTAAGGATTTTCTCCTCTTCTTTACTGCCTTTTTGGACATTCTTTAACTTCATGGTAGTGTTGACTGACTGCATTGAAGAGATTGCATTAAGGGCATCTTTAGTAGTGTCAAATCCAGCATTGATGTTAGCAAATGTCTTAGCTTGAGCTTTGTCTTCTATCTCTTCAATCTTTTTAGCTGTAGCTTCTTCTGCTGTGATTTTAGCTTGTCTGAACTTCTCTCTGATAGCTTCTTTCTCAGTCTCAGATAGATTCAAGTTGTTAAGCTCAGCTAACTTCTGTGCATCTAGTACAGCCAATTGTTGAGCTAAGAATTCATTGTTAAGTCTTATCTCCTCATCCTTGTTACCCTTGAATCTTTCAAGCTCAAAAGCCGCTAATGAGAGGGCAGTCTCAACTCTTAATTTTTCAGCATCAATTATTTTCTTTGTATTCTCAAAAATCAAATCAGTCTTAGATTTCTCAACTGCTCCTAAGTCAACTGCTAACTGATCATTGATGTTCTTAATTTCAATAGCTGTTAACTCTTCATTCTGTAGCTTTACCATAGCCTCAGCCTCAAGTAGTTTAATCTTAGCCTCAAATTTAGCCTCATCTGTACTAGCTATTAATAAGTCATTCTGTGCCTTAGCAAGATTCTCTTTATTGGTTGCATCTGTTACCTTCTTATTGAAGTCTTCTTGCAGTTTCTCTTGTTGCTTAAGTGTCAGCTCTAATGATTGTCAGTTGGTCTTGACTAATTTTAAATGCCTTAGCATTTTTAGCCATGTAGTCAACTTCAGTCTGCAATGCTTTAACCTCAGCTGTGACTCTAGCTTGTGTACCCTCCTCAGTTGCTAAGATTAACACCTTGTTAGAGTCTCTAGTAGCTTTTAATTTCTGCTCTAATGACTTAACATAACTCTCATAGTTAGCCTTTTGTCTATCAGAATTTTCCTTGCGTTCCTTTTCAGCTGCTTTCTTAGTCTCATCTGCTACTCTAGTATCTATCTTAGTAGCCTCTGCTGCATAAAATGCCTTAGTATTAACTTTAGCTTCTTCAAATCCTTTGGTAGACTGATTTAATAACTTAGCGTTTCTAATCAGGATGTTGAGCTCTTTAATCTCTTTCTCCTGGTCAAGTTTTAATTGTGCCTTAGCTCTATCATTCTCATCTGTCATCAATCGCATTCTTGACTTGATAAGTAAGTCATTCTGTCTTTGATTGATTTCTATGATAGCCTTAGCTCTAGCTCTCTCGTTCTCCTCTATTGCTTGATTGTTCTTCTTATACTCATCCTTGAGCTTCTCTCTATCCTTAATTTGCTCCTCTGTAAGCTCCCCACCAGCATCCTCAATAGCTTGTAGTGAGTCAAGCTGTGCATTGAGTGATGCTTTGTTATTTTCTAACCTTTGATTTTCAATGTCAAATGATGACTTGGATGTATCAATCTGTACACCAGTCAACTCCTCCATCATTGCTATCTCTTCTCTGCTCATTGTAGCAGTCATCTCAGCTATTTTCTTGCGATTCTCAAGAGATTCATTCATTGCCTCTCTCTTAGCTTCTTCAGTCTTTTTAACTACTTCAGCATTTTCTTCAGCTGCAAAGCTCGTGAATCCTAGTGCATCAGTGATCATCTTGAATCCATCAATGATCATGTTGATAGGAGCCATTATAGCCTTAAGCACAGCATCAAGTACACCAAAGTATTTAAGGACCATGACAATGGCCGCTACTATAGCAATGATGACAGCTACTAATAAGAATATAGGGTTAGCTAAGATTTGAATTCCTAACTTGACAAATGCACTACCCATTGTCTTTATGACACCAGTGAAGGCTTTGAATCCAGCCGCTATCTCTTTTGGATTGACGTTACCTAATGCACTAGCAAAGACTTGAGCTTTCTGTTGAGCCTCTTCAAAGTCTAATGACATCAATGAGTCTTTTATGCCACCTAATGAATTACTCACTTGCTCAAACTTAGAGCCAGTAGCAAAGTTGTTCACCGCATCATTAGCATCTGATAACTTGTCCTTCAGCTCACCAGCTCTCTGTGATAGCTTGGCAATTGACTCAGGATCTGTTGCGTCTGCAATAGCACCTTTTAACTCTCTTAACTCTGCTTTGATGGCACCAATGCCTGTTATCTTAAGGGGTATCTCAACTTCATTCATATCAGTATGTTCTTATTTCTATGGTTGTGTTTAAAAGCAAGCCATCAGTGCTTATGCTGGCTGGGTCAGATGATAGTAAAAGTAAGTCATCAATTGTATTCCATCCTAAGTTATAGAAGTTACCATTGTTCTGACCTACTATTACGTATGTTTTATCTTGATCAGGAAATGCTCCCACCAAAGTACCAGCATAATTACCAACTGCAAAACGTGTCCACACTATATCTCCTATCGTATTCTCTAGTACTGTGACTGTTGGG